CCTATATAATAGGTAACATACAGTTAGTATCACAACGAGTAAATATTATATAAATGTCAAAAAGAAATAAACCAGCGTATGATGTAGACATTAATTTGGAACGTTTAGCTGAGCAATACCCTGATGCAACAAAAGAATTACTTGAACTAACAGAGGCATTAAACGCTAAACAGCTCCAACGCAATGGCGCGGAAAGCTTTCTGACTTACGTCAAACACATGTGGCCCGACTTTATAGAAGGCCGACACCACCAAATATTTGCTGAAAAGCTCGAACGAGTTGCACGAGGCGAGTTGAAAAGACTGATTATTAATATGCCACCACGGCACACGAAGAGTGAATTTGCTTCTACTTATTTCCCTTCTTGGGTCCTAGGTAGAAACTCGAAGTTAAAAGTGATGCAGATTACCCATACGGCTGAATTGGCCTTTCGTTTTGGACGGAGAGTCAGAGACATTATTGATTCTCCAGAATACCAACATGTTTTCCCAGGCGTGGCACTGAAAGCCGATAGTAAATCAGCAGGACGTTGGGAAACCAATGCTGGCGGCGAAGCCTTTTATTCTGGTATCGGCGGAGCCGTTACTGGACGGGGAGCTGATTTGCTAGTGCTCGATGACATTCACTCGGAGCAAGACGCTTTGAGTCCAACGGCCTTGGACAACGCATGGGAATACTATTCTTCTGGACCACGACAAAGACTGCAACCAGGTGGAGCAATTGTTATTGTGATGACGCGTTGGTCGACCAAGGACTTAACAGGAAGACTGCTCAGCAAACAAGCTGAGGACCACGCCGATCAATGGGAAGTGGTGGAATTTCCAGCTATTTTCCCAGAAACAAACAAAGCGCTGTGGCCTGAGTATTGGAAGATTGAGGAGCTACAAGGGGTAAAAGCCTCTATTCCTGTCAGTAAATGGGAAGCACAATGGATGCAAAACCCCACTTCTGAAGAAGGGGCGATACTAAAACGAGAGTGGTGGAAGACTTGGGATAAGGAAGAGATCCCTGAAATGCACTTTGTCATACAAAGCTACGACACCGCGTTTTCCAAAAAAGAAACAGCTGACTTTTCTGCTATTACCACTTGGTGCGTGTTCCATCCCGAAGAAGATTCCAGTAGACCCGCTTTATTGCTGCTTGACGTTAAAAAAGGTCGGTGGGACTTTCCTGAGCTCAAAAGAGTTGCCGTTGAGCAATACAAATATTGGGATCCTGACACCATTATCATTGAAGCCAAAGCATCGGGTATGCCACTTACTGACGAACTCAGACAAGCGGGGATCCCTGTGGTGAACTATTCGCCAGGTAAAGGGCAAGATAAAATCACAAGAGTAAACACTGTAGCACCCATCCTAGAATCAGGCATGGTGTATGTCCCAGAAACCCGTTGGGCAGAAGAATTAGTCGAAGAATGTGCCGCCTTTCCTTTTGGGGACTACGATGATTTGGTGGATTCAACCACACAAGCGTTGTTGCGCTATCGACAAGGCGGCTTTATTGGTTTAGAATCAGATTACTATATGCAGGACAATGAGCCGCGCAGAATCAAAGAATATTACTAGGAGAAAACAGTGAAAGCTAAAAAAGGCGAAACAATCAAGGACCAAGGATTTGTTCCCTATGCCGAACAGAAAACAACAGCCACAAGCAAAGGACCAAAACCCGGTGCTGGCAAAGGTAAGTCAAGAGGCAAAGGAATAGCTAAAAGAGGCATTAAGTTTACCGGAGTATACTAGTGAACCCAGCATCAGCACTTAAAATGCTTCTGCGGCTGTTACAAAAAGCAGGCAAGAAACCAGGAAAACCTTTTAAGGGAAGCGCCGAGGATATAATACAACGCGTAGACCATAAATCTAATCCGATGGGAGACTTTGGCCTCGCGCGTAACCAGCGGTTGTCCAAAGCTCAGTTTGAGAAAATAGATAATATTGCTGTTCAAAAAAGAAAATACTTGGACACAGTTATGAGAGACGTCGAAGCGGGAGTTCCTATGAGCCCTGGAGTTGCGAAAGCGGCTCAAGAAGCGGGGGAAATGTTAAAAAGAACGGTGGACATGCAAAAAGCCGCTGCTACTGGTCTGGGAGCCGTCGAAAGAGGTTTTATGAGTGCGAAACACTTAGCCGCGAAAAACACACTAGATAAGTGGATGGCCTTTGGAGGAGGAGCTGGTTTAGGATCGGGCATAACAGCAGCTCTATCTGGAAGGCAAGATAGACACGATGCGATATATGGAAAAAGAGATGACGCAGATGCTGTCCAGTCAATGCTTAATAAAACAAAGATGGGCGGTGCAATGGGCGGAAGTCGGTTTGACCAACCCGATCCAGAGCCTGGACTCGAAGAAGGCTCAGTAGCAGACTTAATAGCTTTTAATCCTCTTTTTAAAAAAATGTTTGGAGGCTAACTAATGGCAACAATAAGCGGAAATAAGCCGACTAACATAGACCGTATCTCAGACCTAATTGACTTAGACATTGAAGCGGGAGAAACAGTTGAGATCGAAGAACCAATGCCCATGGACAATGGTGCAGAGGTTTCCTTTGCAGAAGACGGTTCGGCAGATGTTAACTTTGACCCCGATGGAATGCAGCAACAACAACAAGAAGTTCCGTTTGAAGCCAACCTAGCAGACTATGTGCCTGAATCAGAACTAGGGCGAATCGCCCAAGAACTAGTTTCAGACTTTGAAGACGATCACGCGAGCCGCTCCGAATGGGAACAAACCTATGTCGAAGGGCTGGATCTACTTGGATTCAAGTACGAAGAACGAGACAGACCTTTTCCAGGAGCATCAGGTGTTACCCACCCCCTCCTAGCAGAATCAGTCACACAATTCCAAGCCCAAGCTTTTAAAGAGCTATTACCAGCGAAAGGGCCTGTAAAAACACAGATAATGGGCGCTGAAACACCTGAAAGCGAGGCTCAATCTAATCGTGTTAAAGACTACATGAACTACCAAATTACGACTGTAATGCAGGAATATACCCCTGAAATGGACCAATTACTGTTCTATTTACCCCTTGCTGGCTCTGCTTTTAAGAAAGTCTACTTTGATCCAAGTAAACAACGAGCAGTCAGCACTTTTGTGCCGACAGAAGATTTAGTTGTGCCTTATACAGCTAGTGACATAGAAACATGCGAAAGAGTTACTCACATTGTAAAAATGACCTACAACGAGGTACGAGCACAACAAGTAGCTGGTTTCTATAGAGATATTTCCCTGCAGCCTAGCGAAACAAGCGTAAGCAGTTCGCCTAAAGATAAAATAAATGAGCTTGAAGGTTTGTCTGCTGGAAGCAATGATATGATGTATGAGCTCTTAGAGTTTCATGTGTCAATGGACATACCTGACTTTGAGGATCCCGATGGTTTTCATCTCCCATATATAATCACCATTGATCGGACTTCAAATCAGGTATTAGCCATCCGTAGAAACTATACTTCAAATGATCCAATGAAGACGAAAATACAACATTTCGTCCATTATAAATTTTTACCAGGATTAGGGTTCTACGGCTTCGGTTTAATTCACATGATTGGCGGTTTATCAAAAACTGCAACAGGAGCTTTAAGACAACTTATTGATGCTGGAACCCTTGCTAATTTACCCGCTGGGTTTAAGGCGAGAGGACTAAGGATCAGGGACGATGAGACTCCAATAGAACCAGGTGAGTTTCGTGATGTTGATGCACCAGGCGGAGCTCTTCGAGATTCTTTAATACCTCTTCCTTATAAAGAACCTTCACAAACACTACTTGCTTTGATGGGTTCTTGTGTTGAAGCAGGGCAAAGATTTGCTTCACTGGCTAATTTACAAATTGGCGAAGGCAATCAAGAAATGCCTGTTGGCACTACCATGGCACTTTTGGAACAAGGCACACGAGTTATGTCAGCTGTGCATAAAAGACTGCACTATGCTCAAAAAACAGAGTTTCAAATACTAGCTAGACTGTTCGCAGAATTTTTACCACCTGAGTATCCTTATCAAGTAGCGGGTGGCGATCAAACAATTAAACAATCCGATTTTGATGGCCGCGTTGATGTACTTCCTATATCGGATCCAAACTTTTTCTCAATGAGCCAAAGAATCACATTAGCTCAACAAGAACTGCAATTAGTACAAAGCAATCCCGAAATACACAATATTAAAGAGTCCTATCGCCGTATGTATGAGGCGTTAGGTTCAGAAAACATCGAAGCATTACTATTACCAGATCCACCACCTCCAGCTCCTGTGGATCCCGCGCAAGAAAATGGCGCGGCATTGATGGGCGCGCCCGCGACAGCTTTTCCTGAACAGGAACACATGACGCATATTGAGGCGCACCTTTCTGTGATTGAAAGCCCTATTGCAATGATGAACCCTGCAACTGTGCCTTCTTTAACCTCGCACATTTTTCAACACATATCATTAGCAGCGGAGAAACTTGCAGAGGAAGCGTTTCCCGAACAACCTATGCCTCAAGAAGGTATGATGGGACAAGAAGGTATGATGCCTCAAGAAGGTATGATGGGACAACAAGGACCTATGCCACAAATGCAAGAAGGAGGACCTGTGCCACCTGGACAACAACCGCCTCCACCTAACCCAGAAAAAGAAGCTCTAAAAGCACAAATGGAGCTCGATATGATGAAACAAATATTACCTCGTTTGGATGAAATCTTGACACCACCCGATGATGGAGTGGTAGAATTAAAACAGCAAGAGCTAGAAATTAGAGAGCAAGAGAACAAAGACGATAAAGAAATTGCTGTTAAGAAGATAGCACTTGATAAAGCAAGGCTTAAACAAAAAGACAGCTCAGAAGAAGAAAAGCTAAAATCGCAAGAAGACATAGCTGTTATGAAACTGAGAATGGAAGAAGAGAAGATGAACTCTCAAGAAGACATGGCAGCGCTAAAAGCAGGCGTCGAAAGAGAACGCATAAACAAAGAGAAGAAAGATGGCAAGTAGATTCATGGGAAGCGGAAACCGAAGACCAGGCATCATGGGAGCGATTCCAAGTCCTGTTTCTAATAGAAGGCCAAGGCCACCTATGAGATACGTTGGTGAAGGCGATAACCCTCGTTTTAATATACCTGCTCCACAAACACCGCCTCCACAAAGTCGCGATCTAGCTAACGTGGCGCCAGAAGACATGAGTCTTTCAGACCTTATCATGGCGTATCTAGGAAGCGACCAAGCGGATGTTTACAGAGAAGATTATGATATAGACGGGGACGGAGAGATTTCTCTAAGAGACAGTATTTATCAACTACAAATACAAGAAGGGAAAAGAAACCCAGACGGTACTCCTGCGCAGACGCAGACACCTCCACCTGGAATGCCTCCTCGACCTGGACCAATAAGAGACCCACAACAACCTCCTCCTAGAACACCTCCAATGGAAGACCTTGTTAACGACGCAGTTAATAATATGCCTGGAAAAGGAAGGTTTCCAGGAAAGTTCGGGCCAAGATTCCCAGGAACAGGACCAATAAGACAACCAGAACCTGTCGGACCTTTGCCAGGAATGCCGCCTCCATATACACCTCCTCCTCCGGGACCAGGAATGTCTCCTCCATTTGTCCCTGATCCATTTACACCTCCTGGAGGAGGGTTCCCTACAGGACCAAGAACACCTAAACCTGTTATTCCAGGTAATGAGCCTTTTCCTATAGAACCACCGATGCCTCCTGGAAAGCTTCCTGATTGGATAACGTCCTGCCCAAGTCCTGAAGAACATATTCAATTAGCAAACAATGATTGGATATTAGCTGGAGACCTTAAAGTAGGTGATGAAGTTGTAACTTCGGAAGAACCACAAAAAGTAACTTTTGCAAAAACCATTGAAGACAGTCCAAGACGAGAGGTTTTATTTACAGAAGGAGACAGTATTGTAACATCCCCTAGTCATCCTTATTTTGTCAACAGTAAAGGTTTTGTAG